GTAAATATAACGTGCTACTGTTTCTTCCCATGTTTCTCTTCGTTGTAGTTCTGGTATATACCTTGCGTACCTTGACTTGTGAATGTAGGATTCATATAAACCCATTTCCATTATTCTTTCTCCAATAAGTTATAAACAATAAAAAAACCAAATAGTACAAACTGTACTAAGAAACATTCTACTTCTACTTCCCCCTCTATTTCTGATTCGTCAATAAATAAAGTGGTAAACCCAATGTAAGGCAACCAGAAGCCAAACAATGGTAGACCAAATAACAAAATTCTTCCAAATTCTTTGCTAAAAGATAGTGGCTTAAAGGTTGGTGTCAGTCCATATTCAGCCATAAATACTATTTGCATTTTGTTTTCCTTTTGTTATCTGAATACTTGTCTTTAAGGAACCTTAACGAAACAGGCATCTCATCAAAACTTCCGTTATCAACCTCATGAAGCATCCAGATACCAGACCAATTATTGTTTCCTTGGTGTCCTAGATACCCCTCACTGTGCTGATAGAAGATCCCAGCAAAGATACCAGTAATAGCAGTACCATCACCCCTTCTGCTAAATGCTATGTCTCTGTCCTGCACATGGCCCATAACACAGCTCATGTGTTTCTTGGTAATCATAGCCCTGGCACTGGATACCGGCCTACCCATAACACCAGACGTAAAGAAATGAGAGAACCCTACGCCATTGATCATTACAGGCTCAAGGTAATCAAACACTTCCCAATCAGACAGGTTAAGATCGCGGTAACCAATCACATCTTCTAAGATGGCATCGGCATCTACAGCACGCTCTATCCGTTGTTCGTGATTACCAAGCAGAAACACAAGACTTGGCTTCCAACCCTTTTTCTTGTTTCGTTTTAGCCTTTGGATTTCTTTCTTGATTGGTGCAAGAAACAAGTTCATTGCTCTGTTCCCTGACTCTACATCCTTACTGTACCTACGACCTTCAAAGTCCTTCTTTCCTTTATCGTAACTACTAAGTGAAGGCATATCCCAGAAGTCACCAAGGTTTACAATCACATCTGGTTTCTTATCTACGATATACTTTGCAGCCCATTCAAGATGGTCTATTGGTACACCATCCTTGACCTGACAGTCAGGTATCACTGCTATCTTCATGCTTCCTCCTACTTTGTATGTAGTTATCTAGCTTCTTGTCTTCGTAAACAGTGAAGTGTTTTATTCCTTCCTTCTCACACCACTGGCCCATTGTTAGTTTACTTCCTTTGCGTACTTTCTTATTTGGATCAGAGAGTACAAAAACTAACTCATAATCTGGCAAGCTATCCCGTATTGATTTGTACTTTAAGGTGTCACCAGGACGAAAGAAACCTTTACATTCGATCAGGACATCATCCAGTACAAAATCAGGCTTATAGTTTCGTTTCATAACGTATGGCACTGAGAATGGTTCGTACTGATAACCCTTGCCACTGTTATTCGCTGCAAACTTAGCCTCTAAACTACTCCTGTACTTGCTGTTTACTGCTTTCTTTCTGCTTACTGCTTTCTTTCTGGTTGGCATTATGAAAATCCATTGGTATTGTTCTACCGCGTTGTAACATCCATAGCAGGTGGCTGTTCTCAACTGCTCTTTGGAACCCGTCTTCACCAAACTCTTCAATGTACAGATCAATAACCAGATTGTCCCAAGTTTCCCTGTCGTTATCAGACAATAGTTTCTCAGCTTTCTTAGGGCCAATACCATTGATTCCAATAATGTTATCAACCTTATCACCAGTTAACATCTGAGTGTAAAAGAACTTAGTACCAGATTCCTCTGTTACTTCTTTCCACTCTTTCTTAATGTAGTTATAGTGAAGGCCGGGAACCATCAACAAGTCTTTATCAATGGTGGCTATTGCGGTATCGTCAGTCTGGAGTAACGCCATTGCATCGTCAGCTTCCATTCCGTCTACAACCTGTGCGTCATAGTACTCAATCAGATAGCCCCTAATGTTTTCGTAATGATAGGGTTTCTTTGAGCCTGATCTGTTTTCTTTGTAGTCACTCCTAATCTTATGTCTAAAGTTGTTTTTACCAGTTAGGAATATCTTATAGGATTCGCATTGCGTATCCTTGATGATTCCATTTACAAACAACTTACAACTATGTAGCGTAAACGAATCGGGGTCAGCCGTAACCAACCCCGTTTCCTTGTTCGTACTTTGGCAAGCGAACCCTATCCGATAAACAATAGGGTCGCCATCAATCAAGAGTTTCATTGTGATAGCCCTTAGAAGGGTATGTCGTCGTCAAACTCTTCATGTGCATCTGACTGCACTGCCTTAAGATGTGGCTTGTTTGACTCTGTAATACGCTTCTCATGAATGTACTTAGCCAACCCAAACAGAGACTTGATTGCAGGGCTATCGCTATCCTCAGCACCAGCCAAACATTGATCTGTAAAACTAGACTTAGTTACTGAGTCTCGGTACTTAGCTGGAATAGGAGCAAGACCTGCAACCTCATCGTATACTTTGTCTTGTACTTGTTTGTTCTTAATCACTACAGTACATGGAATACCCAGTACGGATTCCCAGTCAGCAACCTGATCTTCTTCTGCTGATGGTTTGAATGCTTTGTAGTATTCAAGTTCTTTGCCAAGTCCAGACATAGTACGGAAGATATTAAAAGGCTTAGTCCACAAAATGCGTGGTGCTTCTTTGCCATCAATAGTTACAGTGTTATTAAGAATCTCAACACAGAGTGAGATCTGTTGGCATGGTGGTTTCTCTTCCCCTGCATAGTTTCGTTCCTGCATACCAAGGTCAGCTACATACACCAGCCTTCCTTCATATTCACCAGGTTCAAGGTTTGAGTATTCGGTTTTACTGCTAGATACTTCTTGACTCATTGCTCGTTCAAAAGCCATGATAATCTCCTTAGTGGATTTCAGAATAATCTTTAGCGAACTTTATGTCGCATTCTAACTCACGATTTAAGTGTAACAATTTGTTGACTTTTTGTATAGACTTGTTTAATAACTCCTTTATATCATTTTGTTTGGTTTCGTTTAGTTCTAAGATTACTTCGTCATGGAACTGTGCTGTAAGTTGTGGTCTTTCCTGAATGATATAAGCAACCCACATATCAAAACAGAATGTCCCAGTGCCTTGATTTAATGTACTGAACTTATCTTTATCAGTTTTAAGGTGGTAGTAGATCTTTGCAACAGGATTCCATAGCCACATCTTGTCGCCTTCTATTCTTCGTATTCCTACGTTGTCAGCAATGGTTTCCAAAGACCAGTTACGTTTCCAGTATGCCTCTCGTACTGTCTTAGCATCTTCCTGACTGATACCTAGTTGACGAGAAAGGGTAGCCACTCCAGCACCATAAGTACAGGCATAGTTACCGCCCTTGTATATATGCCTGATCTTAACTATATCTTCAGGCTGAAACCCAGCCTTATAATCTGCTACCTCTTGTTTAGTCAATACACCCGCAGACAATGCAAGGTCAAGGTGTGGATCAAAGTCGGGTGTCATCATCTCCTTAACGTACTGTGGATCGTAGTCCCACATATAATGCTGCTTAGTGCGATCCTCAAGTGATGCCATGTCTGAGCCACAAAGTATATTGTCTGGACTACGAACAGTAAGTAGTGATCTTATCTCAGCACCATACGGCTTACGGCTTGAAGGAATGTTTACACAGACAGCGTGTTTAAATCTCAGCGTGTTAGTGAACCCTTGTATCTGGGCCTTTACATATCCGTCTGAGTCTACGTTATCAAGGAAGCCCTTTACCAATCCTATTCTATGCTTAACTACAGTCATAGTCTCAAGGTGAGCAAGTTCAGGGTGCTTGTCAAACATCTTAGTTACTGACTTGCACATACTTCCATCGTTGTTCTTGATTTGTTCTACTGCTTTGCCTGTTTGTTTTGAGAACTTAAATGTCTCAGCCTTCCAGCCCAAACTCTTAAGCCAGTCCTTTAATTGCTGAACACTTCCGGGATTAGGTTGTTCTGTTCCAACCACAACTTCGATAGCTTCTTTTGTGTCAAAGTCTTTCCCAGCCTCTTCGGTTATTTCTTTCCACCTTAGTCCAGTAACAGAAAGAGAACCATCAATCTTGTATGGCTTTGCTGGACGCTTGCACTTCTTGATCTTCTTTACTTCAGGCATTACAGCAAACAATGTGTCAACTGATCCCTGATAAGAACTTTCAAGCTGCTGTAGTAACGACTTAGCTTTCTCAACGTCCAGCTTCCACCTAGACTTCTCTTGCAAGGCAGCACAACGCATCTTCAACGAAAGGTAACGAATAGCACGATCAGGATTAGCATCGTTATAAAGGTTTGAAAGGTACTCTGACTGCTTTTCCCAAAGCATAGTGTTGATCTTTACGTCCTCAACACAACGTCTGCAATACTCTCCGATATCAAGGTTTTCCCAGTCGTCAATCTTTGGCTTGGCAATACCGAATCTTTCTCCCCATTGTTCAAGACCATGCTTTACTACATCTGGATACAAGTACCATGACAAGGCAAGGGTGTCTACAATGAACGCTTTAGTCTCGACCTTAAGGATCCTAGATAGGACAGGCCAGTCATAGCGGATAAAGTTATGACCAATAATCCTGTCACTATCCCGAAGAGAACCCAGAAAAGAGCGTATGTCGTCGTATACTGTATGAACCTGAATGTGCCCAGACTCTTCTCTAACAGCCATGCAATGTATTTTTGTAGCATCTATTCCGTCCGTTTCAATATCAATTATGTAGTCAGCCATTTACCACCCCTTCTTAGGCTCAAGGTAAGTAACAGTTGCTTCGTCAAAGAACACATCACAGTTATAAGTCTGTCCATACTCACGATCAAACAACATATAAAACTGGGACATATTTTTGTTTTCTTCAGGGCAGTCGTCCGTACGATCCCTACTAATCCCATGACCATAGTGAAACCATTTCTCCATAGCTCTTGAACCAGTGAACTCACTGCTCAATACCTTAGCCCCTGCTTCGTGTGGTTTAGAACCTTTTGGTTTTGGGTTTACATGGGAATAACAGAATAGAGTAATCGGGTAAGACTGGACAAGGTCAGCCATATCTGTTGCTATCTCGTTCAGCTTGTCATTAGCTTCAGACGAAGAATAACGAGAGACCAGTGCAGTAAGTGGGTCAAGGATAAAGATATTGATACCATCAAGCAAGTGCATTTCCTGCATTGCCACCCTGATATCATCCCAATCACGACTTGCTCCACGATCATAGAACCTAACCATACCATTCATTGAGAGTAGGGTGCTTCTCAATAGCTCATCTGAGTATTCTTTGTCAGGTCTGGTGAAATCTACCTTAGCGTGTTTACTTGCTAACTTCTTAGCAGTTCTTACAGGACTGTTCTCAAGGTCAAACATACCAACCCTGACTTTCTCGTTAAAGATCAGGTGGTGAACCAGTTGATGTTGATGATCCGTCTTACCAATCTTAGGTGCTGCACCTACGCAGTGAATGGTGTGTGGTCTTATACCAAAACAAGCCTTAGTTACAGTAGGCCAAGGAAATGGGATACCCATCTGCGGGCGTTCCATAGCCTTTTCTATTACGTCTATTACGTCAACAACCTCACCCATGCGTACAGGCTGTGCATTCCAAACAGCCAGGTCAAACAACTCTGCACTACGACCAGCTATCAGCATATCACTGGCATCCTTGAGTGGCAGAGTAACAGCTTTAGCAGTGGGGATAATCTTAATGCAGTCCCTCAATGCTTTCTGTCCTGCCTGATCCATGTCAAAACAAAGTATGATATCATCAAAATTATTTAAGTACTTACGATTGTTAATTAAATCACTGGCTGCACCCTGTGCGCCTCTAGTAAGAGACACAACTGCTGGTGTGTACTTGCTGTACTTTTCTGGTCTGTTCTCTATGATGGATTGAAACAAGGACATAGCATCTAGGCGACCTTCAGTAATAAATAACTTCTTACCACTGGTTACAAGGTGGCAACCCCATAGATCTATGTCCCCCTTACGATCACCAACAGCACTGAACTTCTTATCCCTAGTGTCTCTTACTTCATACCCTACGATATCTCCATTACGAGTATCAGGATAGTAATGCTTGATTATCTCTCCAGTTTCTTCTGAGTGTTCAACCCCTACTGAGAAGTGTTCTACTGTGTCCTTACTTAGGTTTCTGTCCTTGATCTCAGAACTAGGTAGTTTCTTGATCTTATTTAAATCCATCTTAGTTTCCTGTCTAACCATAGGAACAACTACTGAACTGTGTGGTTTTGGATTCCCATTAATATCAGATGCACTGTAGTACTTTCCACAAGCAAAACAGTATCCATCTTCTGTTCCATCGTCTTGAAGAAACACCTGTATTCCGTCACTACTACCACACTCACAGGACAATCTCTTACTTAAACACTTGCCACCCATTAGTACAGCTCCTGTTCAGACTGTTCTTTGTAACGAAGAAAGGATGCCATTTGTTCCACGTAATGTTCTTCCAGCTTGGTATTCAGTTTGTTTCTGAACTGTTCATAACCATTCAGTTTGATATAACCCATGATATCAGAGAGCAGGTATGCCTCTTCCATCTCTGATGTGAAGTCCTGCATTACATCGTATTCTTCTATTAGATCTTTCATTTCGTAATCTCCTTGTTTGTTTTTCTGTGAACAATGGTAATACAAAATACAAAAAAAGTTATAGACTCTTTCGTTATAAGAACACGAAGAAACAGAACGAAGAAAGTATTTGACAAGTTTTTAAGCCAGCAATACAATGCCTTTAAGGAAAAGCCAAGAAGATATAAGAAAGAAACAATAAGAAATAAACAAATTCCTATAAACTTCTAAGAATATTCTTATTAAGGCTATAACTATGTCTAAAGCAAGTTCAAAACAGGAAGGCGGTAGCCACTACAAAGAGATGGCTATACAGCCGATAGAGTATATCCAGGCAAACAGTTTGGATTACCTAGAAGGGAATGTAATCAAGTACATCTCAAGACATAAGTCAAAGAATGGGCAAGAAGATATCAAGAAGGCAATGCACTACTGCCAACTGATACTAGAATATCAGTACAAGGATTAAGGTACTCTTCCATTACCCATAATTACTAAAGTAGTTCGTTACAAATAACTGCACTCTTGTTAATCACCAAAATACATTCAGTACACATATCAAGGTACTCACCCGCTTTAGAATGTTCAGGTGGGTACTTCAGTGTTACCTCGTAGTTATTTAACTCTGAATCACAAACACAACATCTCATAATACTAGCTCAAAAAAAAGCCCCTTCCATTTCTGGTTGGGGCTAATGAGGATATACCTATGGGAGATACTGAGTTAAGTATTAACTATACAATCTGTTCTGTCAAGTGTTTTTGTTCATTATTTTATACCTTATGTATTTGTTTACCATCCCTGCCGATACGAATGCTATGTAATGCAGCTCTTCTGGTACCTCATATAGAATTACACATTCATTTGGACTCCATTTAGTGTGATCTAAGTTACCTTTATCTTCAGTCATAGTGTTGTGTTCCTTCAATCATGTTATTCTATCCCCCTGAGAGGCTCTGTATTGCGTTCTAACGGCGTTTAAGATACTACCCTATACCACCCTACTAGATAGTAATAGAAGCCCCTCTCTTCGTTTTATTTTTTAAGTTGGATTTCTTACGTTGTTGTTTCTGTAGCTCTGTTTGGTAGAAACTTTCTGTTCTTGATGATGCGCCGAAAGGATAGACTGTTACCTTCCCACCATTTTTAAGGTAGTCATCTATTAGCTTTCTGTTCTTTTCCCTTTTCTTTTTGTTTACGTCAGTGTTACTTACTGCGCTGATGATTGTCATGATGCACCCCCAGTTAGGTCAGATTCTTTAACAAATACCACTAAAATACTCATTGGAATAACTCCCGTCCTAAATCTGTCATTACGAATAAAGATCGTTTGATTCCTTTCCCTTCCTTCTTAGGGACATATCTCTTTTCAATCAGTCCTTTCTCAACCAGCACCAATGCTGCTCTGTACGTGGATGGATCATCTTTCTGCAATGCACTAGCTAACTCTGATCTATAGGTGGGTTTCTCGTATAATTCTGTGAGAATACCTGCCTGGAATAGTGATAGATTGTTGCTAATCATATTGAATAGTGTTTGCTTGTTCATTTTTGTCTCCTAGTGTTTAAGTCTGCCAAGACCTTGCATATATGCTGCAAGCATTTGATCATATGGTACTAAGTAATCACTGCACAGATCCAGTGCTAGTTTCTTTTGATTCCATGCTGCTGCTCTGTCCTGTTCTGTTACTGCTAGCTCTGCTAGTTCACCAGCCCGCTTCATTGCTTCAAGGGCTTTCTGTTTGTCTTCAATCATTGCTGTTCTCCGTAGTCTTCAGATAATAATTGTTCATAATAGGTGTCGCACATTTCCCTTAAAGCGTCTTCGCTTTCTTTGTACAGAACATTACGGATAATCTCATGGAGCCTTGATTCTGTTTCTGGTTCGTATATCTCAGCTAGTGCTTGCTCTACGCCTAGTGCGTAGGACATTGCGGGAAAAGCCTCCTCAAGAAACCAAGGCTTGTTTTTGTAGTACATACAAACAAGCTCATCCTTTAGGGTATCACTCAATGCCATGTATTCACCATCCCACCCCTCATGGCACCACGAATAAGCGTGGCTTGCTATCTGGTAATCTGTTTTCATTTCTCACACTCCTGTTGGTTCTGCTGGTGACATTTCGATCAGCGTTTTTATCTGACACTTCCATCTATCCCACCAGATAACAGCTTGCTTTCCATCCATCTTGTTTATCTGTTCTTGGTCAAAGCCCCACCAATCTGTAATAGGATGTCGCTCACATCCGATTTGTAAGATATCAGAAGTATAACTTATTGGGTACGTTTCAAGAAAAATTGATTTGATGTGCTTTAGATTTCCAAAAACGCCTCTTATACTAGCTCCAGTCAGATCAGCTTCAGTAAGATTAGCTCCATTCAGATTAGCCCCAGTAAGAAGGGCTCTAGTAAGATTAGCCTCAGTAAGGTCAGCCCCAGTAAGGTCCGCCCAGTTGAGCCAAGCCCTAGTCAGATTGGCTTCAGTAAGATTAGCTCCAGTAAGATTAGCCCTAGTAAGACAAGCTCCAGCCAGATCAGCTTCAGTAAGATCTACTCCGGACAGATTAGCCATAGTAAGATAAGCTCCAGTAAGATTAGCCCTAGCAAGACAAGCCCCAATGAGATCAGCTTCGGTAAGATCCACTCCAGTAAGATCCGCTCCAGCAAGATAAGCCCCAGTAAGATCCGCCCCAGCCAGGTCAGCTCCATTCAGATCAGCTCTAGTCAGATTAGCTCCAATAAGATCAGCTCGTTCCCCTCCTTCAGTGCCATCGAGCCATCTTTTATGCTTTTTTAAGATTTCATAATTAATGTTCATTCTATACACTCCGGTTTGTCGTAACGATAATCAGGCCAGTGTCCAGCGCATACCATTTTTATATAATGAGCCTCTTCTACTAGCTCGTCTTGATAGTCCATGCTGCTGGCCCAGATAACCAAGTGAGCAAGGATTGTTGCGATTACTGCGGTTAAAAGTAGTTTGTTCATTTGTATGTCCTCTGTGTTGTGTTTTGGTATGGTTACTGTAATGCACTTTGCATGGTGTTACAAGTTAATACTAGCAATTATTTTATATTGCTTTGCAATCTTCTTTCCATGCGCTGGATAGGCGATTACCTTTGTTCCTTTGTCCCAACATGCGCGACAGTCGCCGCACTTGCCTTCTCTCTCGTATGCTTGGCAAACTGTCATGCCATCCTTTGCAGAACCCGCGCTCTCTATAATAGTGCTGCTATTCTGGCCTTCTATTGTCTCGCCGGTGATTGAGTCACTTGATAGGCGAACAACAACATTAGGCAAGGCCTCCATTTGTGCCAATATTCCAGAGAATTTCTTAAATTTATACATTCTAGTGGGTAGCCAATGGCGAACCCATGGTGTCGCCTTCATTACGGCCAGAATCTTTTTAGCTAAGTCTAAGCTGTACATATCCCCGCTATCAAACCATCTAAAGTAACGGTCGTTATCCAGTTCTTTAACCATTGTTGCTGTCCAGTCTGTGTTCTTCCAGTCCTCGCGGTTATGCTCACGTGGTGCTTTCACATTAGGGAATCTGTAATTGCCAGTTGTTGCATAGCATCCTGAACAAGCTGCTACCAGTTCGCCATTATCCCCAATTGAACCAGGGCAAGTATCTAAAGCTTGGAGTGACCAAGAACGGCAAGGCATTTTTGACGCTTTGCTTAATTTTGGGCTTGCTGTTTTCATTGTGTCTAACCTCAATCAGTTTGGTTTTTACCATCCTTGGCCGCTGTGGTGTTTATTCCGCATCCGGTTTGGTAATCAGTTCATATGCTTTGCTGGCCTTCGCTGCGGCTTTGAATATCAGTGTACGATCATCTTTGAGGGCTTTGAGCCAGCTATCAATGTAGCTCGCGTGTTGTTCCAGTTCGTTAGTGATGCCCAGGTCACAGCAAAGGAAAGCGGCTCCAATTTCTGCTACCAGTTCTTCAAAGGCATATCCCTTTTTGCTGGTATCCTTGAGGCGATCAAGGCGATCTCTGTGGCCCGTACTGTGAACCGCCTCGTGAAGGAGTGTTGCAGCGTATCCGCTTTCTTTGGTGAAGGTTTCGCGCTCCGGCATCTGGATGGTGTCATGTGATGGTGAGTAAAAGGCGCGATCCCCACCGGTTGAGAAGCCGATTCCAGCGCGTTCGGTGTAGCATTCAAAGAGTCGTACCGCTGCGTCTGTTCTTTCGTCCGCTGTGAACTCTTGGGCGGTATCAGTTGTTTCTGGCATTTCCAGCCCGTCAATCTGGTCAGTGTTGAAAACGGTGAATGTTTTCATCATGGGGATGGTTTTTTCTTCACCTTCCTTCTCGATCTGGATGGGCTTATAGAAAGTGATCGTGGTTCCTTTCTCACCCTTGCGGACTTGACCGCCAGCTGCTTGGGCTTGTTTGTAGGTCAGCCATGCGCTGCTGTTGAAACCACGCTCTGCCGCAGCTGCCCATAAGATCAGAACATTAATACCTTGATACGCTTTGCCGGTGCCGTGATTGTGCGGCATCCCTGATGATCCATCGGAACCCCAAGGTTTGACCCAAGGGCTGGTTCCGGCTTCAAGTATGTCAACGATCTGGTCTGTGACGTGCTGTTGTAGGTCGGTTGTTTTCATTGTGTATAGCCTCTGTCTGTTTGCTTTGATATGGCTGTTTATGCGGTCAATTAGCGACGCGGAGTAGCCCGTTTAATCCCTCTTTTTCGCACTGCACGTTGTAAATTTCTACCGCCTCTTGGTAAAGGTCAAAGTTTCCATTGATTATATCTTGGTGCATTCCGTTGTTCACTGACTCTCGCCAAAACCTGCGGGCATCATCCAGCCTTGAGCGAAGCTCTTTCAGGTAGTCGCTGGCACTTTCTTTTTGTGCTTCTGCGAGTTTGTTACGAATAATCATGATATCTAACCTCAATCTGTTTTGGTTTTAGTACCCAAGCCAAGCCAGAACCGCTTGTGCCTGATAGGTTTCGTGGTGTCCATGGTCGTCGTAGAATTCCTTTAGATCAGTTACCCCGTTATTCCTTAGCTCTTTTATAGCCCTCTTATGGGTAATTGTGGTGCCCTCTGCGCTGTCAAAGTATGTCATCTGTGTTTCACCATAAACCTCAGGGTCGGGAGTTTCTTGAACCTCGCGGCTTACTACTTTTAAGCCCTTATAGCCTTGCGACCTCAAAGTAGTTTGCTCACACTCTTTTTCTTCCTGAACTTCGCTTTTAATAAAGCTACCAAAGAGAACCTCTTGAACCCCTTCGGTTGTACCTACTAACTCGTAATAGTTCATAATGTCACCTTTATATATAATTGATTGATGCGGTCAGTATAGGTCAGGTTGTATGCTTGTCAATACTATCAATCATAATCCACAACAATAGTGCAGATAACTTTGATGAATGGTACCAGGTGATCATTATATAGTGGTATAGATATGAACCAGGGTAACCATATAAAGAGTCAATGGGGCAACCCCAACAACACTCATCCTTTGCCAATTGATAATGATAATCATTTGCATTTCCTATAAACTTTCCTTATTAATTTGCTTCATTTATAAATAGAAAGGTCGGGGGAGGGAATTGTGGTTTTTTATTTTTAGTAGTACCACCCTAGATACAAAAAAAGGTGGATTTGGAACCCCCAATTTTTCCATATTTAATTTAACGAGAAATTAACGAAAGAGTACCGAAAGAAACCCTGTCCAAGTGCTTGTTTATATTATATTTTTTTGTAAAAAACAAAAGACAGGGAAAATCACAGGCCAGAACAGGACAGAAAAAGCAGAATCTGTACTGATTGATCGCTACGCGATGAGATATATCTTAATCTTTTTTTCGTTAAACTCTTGATTCTTTCGTAAAAATATGATATAATATACTTATCCTTAGAAGTTACTAAGGAAATAATAATAAACAAAACAAACGATCTCTTAAACTTCCTTAGTTTTGCTAAGGCAACCTCCAAGAATATATGATAAGCAGCGAAGCTATTGCCTGTTTATTTTGTAGAATCATAGTCTCTCCGTTAAGGGTAAAGAGTATCAGAATGTCCGAGAATCCAGTAGAGAAAGAAGATACTACTTTAAAAGCAAAAGCAGAAGAACGAAAGAACAGTACAGAAGCAAAGGAGCAACGAGCTAGAAAGAGGGGCAGAGGAAGGCCCAAGAAAACAGAGATTGCTAAAAGGAAGAAACCTGGAACCATTGGTAGACCTAAAGGGGATGCTGATGCAATCAGGGAATACAAAGCAAGGCTCTTAGCTTCACCCAAGTCCAGAAGGGTTTTGGATTCTATTCTTAATGCTGCACTGGATGATGAACATAAGAATCAAGCAGCAGCATGGAAACTACTGGTTGATCGTCTAATGCCTCTTTCGTACTTTGATAAGGACAAGGCAGGGACAGGGAAAGCCAGTGTTAACATTACAATTACAGGTGTAGGTGGTGAGATAGAAACCATAGGAACAGGAGATCCTGAACCGATTGAGGGGGACTACATTAACCTAATGCCTAGTGACGAGGAGACATAGTGAAGTATTTTGATATCTCTGAATTTGATTGTAAGCACACAGGAAAGAACAAGATGGATCCTTTGTTTTTGTCTAGGCTGGATAGTCTTAGGGATATCTGTAATTTTTCTTTCGTTATAACATCTGGATATCGTGATCTTAGCCATCCTGTAGAGACAGTAAAATCTAAAGGTGGAACACATACACAAGGAATTGCTGCTGATATTGCAGTTAACTTTGGAAGTCAAAGGTATACTATTGTAAGAGAGGCAATGAAACTAGGATTTACTGGAATAGGTATTGCTGATTCTTTTATTCACGTTGATCTTCGTAAAACAACCCCTGTTGTTTGGGCTTATTAGGTTTTGAGTACCGACCTAAACATCAAGCTATTACCCTGGCAACAAGAAGTCTGGGACAGCAAAGCAAGGTTTAAAGTTGTAGCTGCTGGACGAAGGACTGGTAAATCCAGACTGGCTGCTTATCAGCTTATCTTCTATGCCTTGCAGGTTAAGTCTGGTCATGTGTTCTATGTTGCTCCTACACAGGGACAGGCTAGGGACATTATGTGGCAAGCCTTGCTTGAGGTAGGACATCCTGTTGTTAGGAGTAGTCACATTAACAACCTACAGATAACCCTAATTAACGGGGCTACTATTTCGTTAAAAGGGGCAGACAGACCAGAGACAATGCGTGGTGTGTCATTGAAGTTCTTGGTCATGGATGAATATGCAGATATGAAACCAAGCGTCTGGGAACAAATCCTAAGACCTGCACTGGCTGATCAGAAGGGTTCAGCTATGTTTATTGGTACACCAATGGGTCGTAACCACTTTTATGATCTGCATCAATTAGCTTCAAGTGGAATAGACGATACGTATCAAGGTTGGCATTTTACTTCGTATGATAACCCAATGCTTGATCCAGAGGAGATAGACACAGCAAAGAAAACAATGTCCTCCTTTGCTTTTCGTCAAGAGTTCTTGGCTTCGTTTGAGGCACAAGGTTCTAATATTTTTAAGGAAGAGTGGATCAAAATTGATACAGAAGAACCTGATGATGGTGAATACTACATTGCTGTTGACCTTGCTGGTTTTGATGATGGAACCAAAAGAAGCAGGAAATCCAAACTGGATAACACAGCAATATCAATCGTCAAGGCAAACCAGGATGGTTGGTACGTAAAAGAGATAGTCTATGGTAGATGGACTTTTGATAAAACAGCAGAACAGATATTCAATGCTGTAGAAAAATACGATGCTGTATCAGTTGGGATTGAGAAAGGGATAGCAAGACAGGCAATCATGTCACCCTTAACCGACTTAATGAAAAGACGTAATAAGTTCTTTCGTATTGAAGAACTAACACATGGTAATAAGAAGAAAACAGATCGTATTGTTGCTGCACTGCAAGGTAGGTTTGAACATAAACGTATTGTGATAGAGGAAGGAGACTGGAATATAGAGTTTCTTGACCAGTTGTTTCAATTCCCTAACCCATTAGTTCACGATGACTTGATTGATTCATTGGCATACATAGACCAACTTGCAAAAATTGCATATTCGTATGATTTTGAGCAAGACAACTACGAAGTATTTGACGAGATAGCAGGATACTAAATAATGAGTAAAGACTACGACACAACAGACACCCTAGAAGCATGGGTAATGAACAAATGTGATGGGTGGCGTGACCATTTTGAGACAAACTATTCAGGGCGTTTTGACGAATACTACAGGATTTGGCGTGGAATCTGGGATGCAAGTGATTCTATGCGTATGTCAGAGCGTTCTCGTCTTATTTCGCCCGCTACACAGCAAGCAGTAGAATCATCCGTTGCTGAGATTGAAGAAGCCACCTTTGGCCGTGGTAATTTCTTTGATATTCGTGATGATCTTCAAGATCCTGATCCTCGTGATGTAGGTTTTCTTAAGAAACAGCTAACAGAAGACCTGAACTTTGCTAAGACACGTAGCTCTGTTGCTGAATGTTTGATTAATGCTGCTGTCTTTGGTACTGGTATTGGGGAACTAATGCTGGAAGAGACAACAGAACTTACTCCAGCAACACAACCAGCAATGGATGGTCAAATGACTGCCATTGGTGTTATGAAAAAAGACAGGTTTATTGTAAAACTTGATCCTGTAATGCCACAAAACTTTTTGATTGATCCGCTTGCTACTAGTATTGAAGATGCTTTGGGTGTTGCAATTGATAAGATGGTGCCAGAACATCAGGTTAGAATGAACATAGACTCTGGTATCTACATGGACGTAGACTTTGAGTGTACTCCGTCTGATCCTGACCTAGAAGATGCCAGTAAAGTAAACCCTGTTTACGAAGATGGAATGGTACGACTGACCAAATACTATGGTCTTGTACCAACAGAACTTCTTAAAGAGTCAATTAATGTTGAACTAAGTCAAGATGGCGACGAAACAGAGGAAGTAATAGAACTTGCAGATGAAGACGATGAAAGCAGTTACACAGAAGTTATTTTGGTAATTGCTAATGGATCTACACTGCTTAAGGTAGAAAAGAATCCCTACATGAAGGGTGATCGTCCTGTTGTTGCATTCTCTTGGGATATTGTACCTTCTCGTTTCTGGGGCCGTGGCATTTGTGAGAAGGCTTACAACAGTCAGAAAGCCCTTGATACAGAGCTTCGTGCGCGTGTTGATGCTCTTGCATTAACTGTACACCCAATGATGGCTATTGACGCTTCTCGTATGCCTCGTGGTGCTAAGTTGGATATACGTCCTGGTAAAACATTGCTTACAAACGGGAACCCTGCTGAAATCCTACAACCATTTAATTTTGGTTCTTTGGATAAGGTGACTTTTAGCCAAGCACAACAGCTACAATCAATGGTACAACAGTCTACTGGTGCTATTGATTCTGCTGGAATTCCTGCTTCTATTAATGGAGAAGGAACAGCAGCGGGTATTTCAATGGGATTGGGAGCAATAATTAAGCGTCATAAGCGCACCTTGATTAACTTCCAAGAGAACTTCTTGATTCCGTTTATTGAGAAAGCTGCTTGTCGTTATATGCAGTTTGTTCCTGAGTTGTATCCTGTTAAAGACTACAAGTTTGTAGCAACCAGTACTCTTGGCATCATTGCTCGTGAGTATGAGACTACACAACTTGTTCAGTTGTTGCAAACCATGCCACAGGAATCTCCTGTTTATAATCTGCTTGTTACTGCTGTTGTTGATAACATGGCTATTTCTAATCGTGATGAAATCATTGCAGCAATTCAGCAAGCAGCACAGCCTAATCCACAATCACAACAGTTGCAACAAGTACAAACTCAAATGCAGATGGAATCTGCTATGGCACAGCTTGAGAATATTAAAGCACAAACTGCTGAGGTTGTTAGTCGTGTACAACAGAACAATGTTGAGACTCAGTTGCTGCCAATTGAAGAAGAAACTCGTCGTATTGCTGCTATGTCTAAGAACATGCCAGTGGATGAGTTTAAGAAATTGGTGGAATACGCCAAGTTACAATTAAAAGAAAAGGAAATTAACGTTAAGGAAAACATGGTGGAGATGCAAATGCGTCAGGCTGGTAATAACTAGTAGTTATACTGCTTGACATATCCATTCATTTGTGTTATAATATGAGAGTAGCCAATGAGTATTGAGAAATACTACGAAAACTACATGGACTTATTTCAACAAGAAGGTTGGAAGCAGTTAAAGGAAGATTTACAAGACACTGCTGACTCCATTCATATCCTAAGTCTTAATGACTCTAAGGATTTACACCTAGCACAAGGACAGCTTAATGTCCTGCATAGACTATTGTCATGGGAGGAAGCCATTGGCAATAGCTACGATGAGTTTTTACGAGAGGGATTGAACGATGAAACGTCTGTTTGATTTCACTTGTGATAAAGGCCACACAGAGGAACAATACGTTGATCCAGAAATAAAGGAATCAACCTGTACTCAGTGTGGTTCAACCAGTAAGCGGATAATCTCAGGAACATCCTTTAAGCTAGATCATACCTTTCCATCGGTTAATTTGAAATGGGCTAGGGATCATGAAAGAGCCGCTAAAAAGAACTAACCACAATCTTCACAATACTTTTAAAGTACGGAGAAATACATTAAATGACTAGAATAGTTGATCCTCTTGATAACCAAGAATTGAGTCTAGGCGAAAACGAAGAACTTGTAAACCCTTCTGATACTGACAACCCTAAAGAACAGGAATTAGTGGCAGAGGTAGAAGAACAAGACCAATCAGTACAAGAAGAACAGAAAGAGTCTTTTGAACTTCCCGATAAGTACAAAGACAAGCCTGTTGAAGAACTTGTACGTATGCACCAAGAAGCTGAGAAGTTACTTGGCAGACAAGGTACAGAGGTTGGTGAACTTCGTAGAGCCGTAGACGACTTGCTCAAGACAAAACTAGACGAGTTTAAAGGTGGTAATGAAGTAGAAGATCAAGAAGAAGATTTTGATTTCTACGAGAACCCCAAAGAGGCTGTTAACCGCACACTTGAGAAAAGCGAAACAATCCAGCAAATGAAACAGATGCTTGCACAACAACAGCAAGCAGAAATTTTAAAGATGATTGAGAACAAATATCCTGACTATAGAGACACCATTCAAAATGAAAACTTTGTTGAGTGGATCAAAGCATCTAAAGTTAGGACTGAGCTTTTACAAAGGGCTGATAAATACGATCTTGACGCTGCACTTGAATTACTTGAAAACTGGAAAGAGCTAAAAGGCACAGTTGAAAAAGTAAAAGGAGTGAATGAAAAGGATCGTAAACTACAGCGTAAGGCGGCCAGCACTGGTGGGGGCGGTTCATCTGAACCAGTTTCTCGTAAGATCTATCGTCGTACTGATCTAGTTAATTTAATGAGAACCAACCCTCGCAAGTATATGGCTAGTGTTGAAGAGTATGACAGAGCCTATGCTGAAGGGAGGGTTAAATAATCCAAACTTTTTAAAGGTATTTTATCATGGCACTTGGAACTGACCACGTAACAAACACAACCGCAGCAACTTTTATTCCAGAAATTTGGAGTGATGAGATCGTTGCTGCATACCAGAGCAATCTGGTACTGGCTAACCTTGTAAAGAAAATGTCCCACGCTGGTAAGAAAGGCGATACTATCCATATCCCTAAACCTACCCGTGGTACTGCTTCTGCTAAAGCTGCTTCTAGTCAGGTTACCCTGATTGCTGCTACTGAATCAGAAGTACAGGTTTCAATCAACAAGCACTACGAGTATTCTCGTCTGATTGAAGACATCACTGACGTCCAATCGCAGCCTTCACTGCGCCAATTCTACACTCAAGATGCTGGCTATGCTCTGGCTAAACAAGTTGACGATGACCTGTTTGCTTTGGGTAAGTCCTTGGGTGATAGCGATGGTGCTGACTGGGTTCACAGCAACTCTTTCTACATTGATGGCTCTAACGGTTTGGCTGCTTACGCTGTTGATACTGTAGCTTCTACTGATCTGTTCACTGACCTGGCTTTCCGTGGCGCAGTACAACAACTGGATGATGCTGACGTACCGATGGATGGACGTTTTATTGTTGTTCCTCCGTCTGTTCGTAACACCATTATGGGCATTGATCGTTACAACTCTAGCGACTTCGTAGATGGTCGTGGTGTAATGAATGGTCAAATTGGCTCACTGTATGGTGTAGACGTTTACGTTTCTAGCAACTGTCCTGTCATTGAAACTGCTGCTGAGAATGCTGCTGGTGGTGACGTTAAAGCTGCTATCTTTGGCCACCAAGACGCTTTTGTTCTGGCTGAACAATTGGGTGTTCGTACTCAAACTCAGTACAAACAAGAGTACTTGGGTGACTTGATGACTGCTGATACCCTGTATGGTGTACAAGTAGTTCGTCCTGAGTCTGCTATTGTAATTGCTGTTAATGCTTAAGGCTTAACACACAGGGGAAAGCCATTAGGTGAGTACCCTGTTTTTTACGTTTAAAAGATTACAATGGGCAGGTACTTAAATGGCTATATATCGTGGTGATGGTGGTGCTGGTGATGCTACAAATAACATTACCATTAACCAAATTACAGAGCTAAGTTCAGACGCACAAGCTGCTGCTGTTGCTGCTGCAAGTTCTGCTACATCTGCTTCTTCATCTGCTAGTGCAGCAAGCACATCTGCTACTAATGCTGCAAGTTCTGCTACATCTGCTGGTACATCAGCTACCAATGCTGCTTCTTCTGCCTCTTCTGCTTCTACTTCTGCAAGTAATGCAAGTACAAGTGAAACCAATGCCGCAGCTTCTGAAACCGCTGCTGCTGCAAGTGAGGCTGCTGCCGCACTAAGTGAAACTGCTGCTGCTGCTTCTGAAACTAATGCTGCTAGTTCTGCATCTTCGGCCAGCACATCAGCAAGTACAGCAACTACTCAAGCAACTAATGCTGCAACTTCAGCAACTAATGCAGCTACTTCTGCTAGTGCTGCTTCTACATCTGAAACAAATGCAGCTACTTCAGAAACTAATGCTGCAACCTCTGAGACAAATGCCGCAGCCAGTGCTACTAGCGCATCAAACGATGCAGCAACAGCCACTACAAAAGCATCAGAGGCTTCTACAAGCGCATCTAATGCTGCTACTTCAGAAACCAATGCTGCTGCTTCAGAGTCTGCGGCTGCAACATCTGCTACAAATGCAAGCACCTCTGAGACCAACGCTGCTGCCTCTGAGACAGCCGCTGCTAGTTCTGCCAGTGCTGCTGCTACATCAGCAACAAACGCAGCGACAAGCGCATCCAGTGCGTCTACTAGTGCTTCTAACGCTGCTACCTCTGCAAGCAATGCTGCAACCTCTGAAACAAATGCTGCTACTAGCGAAACAAATGCTGCTGCATCTGCTACTGCGGCTGCTGCTAGTGCTGCTTCTGCTGCATCTTCTGACTATGCTGTTTCTTCCTGGTTCAGTACAACCAACAACGCAAGTAATTGGGACACAGCATACGGCTGGGGAGATCATGCTAGTGTTGGCTACTATTCAGCATCTGGCGGTACTATCTCTGGAGATGTTACTGTCACAGGGACATTAAACGTTCAAACCGCAATTGGCTTAGGAGACAGCGACAGACTGCGTTTTGGCACAGATGATAACTGTGAGCTTTTTTGTAATGGCAACAGTATGCTCCTGGATCTCAATACAGGTAACTTCTATATCCGCGATGGAACTACAGTCATATACACATTTGATGATAATGGCAGCTTTACAGCCACAGGTGACGTAACAGCTTACTCAGATGAAAGACTAAAAGAAAACTGGAAAGACTTACCAGAAAACTTTGTTGCCAATCTTGCTGGTGTTAAGTCTGGTACTTA